GTTCTTGAGGAGAAGCTGCTTAACGAGAAAGACCCGCAGAAGAAGGCAGCGTTACAGAAGCAAGCTAATGATTTGATGGATCAGATCGCGGTTGAGGTTCGGAACTTTGCTGGCTCACCTGACTTCATCCGCAAGGGCAGCATCACTGAGAACGAGGCACTGAACGTAGTGTTTATGTTCTTCAACGCTCGCATTCAGGGTGTTGAGCGTGACCTATCCAGAATGCTGCAAGTCTTCCACAAGGACGGGGACAAGGCAGAGGCAATGGCAGTGATGATGAAGATAAGTTCTCTCGCCATGATGCCAACACTTCTGGCTTGGTCTATGAATCGTAGGTTCAAGGATGATTATGAAGAGGTGAGTGATGAAGAGAAGAAGCGTTACTTCATGATCCCGATTGATGAGAAGTTTGAGCATCCTTATATCGAGGGTAAGATGATTCGGGATTATATCCGCATTCCACGGCGGGAATCCTTCGGCCTGTTCTCCTACACTATTGAGAAGGGCTTGGATTGGATGTTCGAGAAAGACCCCGATGCGGTTAATGAGATGCTGGGATTCTGGCTGGAGTCAACCATGCCTGTTAACGTGGCTGGTATTACTGAGGGTGATCCCCTGAAGACTGCCGAGAGTGTAGCATCCAGCATGAACCCGCTACTCCGTGCCCCTGCAGAAATCGTAGGCAACCGGAACTTCTTCAGGCATAAGCCCATCGTCCCCCAGTCTATGGTTAAGGCCGAGGCTTCGGAGCAGTACTACGAGAATACACCTGAGGCATTCAAGGCACTAGGGGATATAACCAGCTTGGGTGCGCTGAGAACTAAACACCTGCTTGAGTCTCTGACTGCTGGCGGTATCACTCAATTCTTCCCGAACAAGAACGTAGGTATTCCGAGTGAGGCAGGAGTACCCGCACTTGGCAGAACCCTTGCCGCTACGCCACTGATTAACCGCTTGGCTAGAAGTTCGTACCTTAACGAGTCGGAGATTCAGGAGATCATGGATGACGCCGACCAGCTTTCAGCCACGGACAGGGTAATCCGGAGACGTTACGTTGATAGATGGTTCAATGAGACTAGAGGTATGTCCATTCAGGATAGAGTGAGACACATACCTAGACCACGCAACCATAGTGAGAAGCTGCGTAACGATATGATCATTCGGAGATTAAGGATGTTGGCTCTTGGATTAGAACCGGATGAAGCACGACTCGCTGGCCTTGCTGCTGATGCAAGATCGAGTGTGATATTGAACATGATGCAGGATAAATCTCCCGCTGAAGTTAAGGTCTACCTGACGGACTTGGCTAACAAGCGGATACTTACTCAGGACGTTGCCAATGTGCTTATCGAACAAATGGCTGGTCGAGGTGAGACGATATCCGACTATGTTGCCGAGCCCGTCAGGTAGGTTGCTATACGTCAGGCTTTAGATCGCGGATACTATTGTTGATCTCCTTGATCTTGGTAGCCAGTTCGATTCTCTCTCCCTTCTTGGCTTCCCCGCCCCATTCTTTGAGGTGGTTTAGCTGTTCGAGGAGGGTCTTTCTATGTTGCTCTAGAGCCCACAGCTTTCCTGCGTAGGATGTTTCCCGTGGTGCAGCACCAGACGATTGACCTGCTTGCTTTAGAGGGAACACCCCCTGCCAGCCTTTAGCTATCGTCTGTTGAATTGCTGCTATGCCAGCGGCCTCACCGCCCCAACCCACCATCTCAGACCAGAGCTTACTGACTGACATAGGCTTGAGTTTCTTGTAACCGCATTGTCTACGGTACTTCTCATACTCTTCCCATGCCATCTTGAACTCATCAGTGTCCAGTGGCGGCGGGAGTTCAGGAGTCTCATACTCTTCAGTACGCTTCTCCCAATACTCCACACGCTTTCTCGCTGCGTCCTCTACCTTGGTGTTGACTGACTGCCATTTCTCCCAGCCCTTGATGCAACGGTTCTCGTCGATCCAATTTACTTTGGTGCAAATCAGTTCAACGATCTTGTCGAATCTGGCTGAGTCACCGATGCCCTCTTCTGTTACCATTCCAAGGGATTCGGCTACACCTTCCTTCTCTATCTCGGATAACTCCCGAAGGTCAGGTCTGGTGCGTTTCCAGCAGTCGGATTTGATCCACTCCCATACAGCGCAGCTTGCACAGTCACGCTTCTGTAAGTAGATCATTTCCTTGTCATCCATCATATACACTGAGTTCCTGTACCATACGTTCGGGGTCTTTCTCATAGGCTTCGTACCTTTCTCTTATCTGATTGTACAGTTCTCGGAACCCAGAAAAGGCACGTTCGTCAGGATTCATCCGGTCTTTCACCGCTTTGACTCCATTACTAATAGTGCCATGATCTTTGCCAATCAGCCTTCCTAGCTCGGCTTGCTTGAACTTTCCGGTACGCATACAAAGCTCGTACATGACGAACCTCGCATCGCATAACTCTCCAGTTCTAGCTCTCCCAACTATGGAGGCTGGTGTTGCGCCAGAGATAACAGCGGCAGCCACAACGGCCCTGTCTACTATCTTGGCTTGTTCTTCAGTCGGCCCCTTAGGTTTGCTACCGACTTCACCCCATGTGTATTCTGCGTATGATTTGACTCTCTCGCTCATGGTTCCTTTCTAGAACGGAAGATCGTCTGATCCGCCTCCCGAACTTTCATTAGGGGTTACATCTTTCTTGAACTTCTCGCTAATGACGAAGCTATAGTACGAGTCCCCTGTCTTGAGTCTTGCACTATCCCGATTAGCAGTCTTGACCCATGCAGCAACATCGGCCTCGATCTCAACCCCGTTAACCGTAACAGTACACGGGCCTGTCAGGTCGGGCTTGTTATCCCCCTGCTCTTTGCGGGAGTTCTTCATTAACGTTCCATTAGCCAGTTTTTCTTGTGGCATACTACTTCTTTTCCTTTCTCCAGTATGTAACTGGACGTCCTTCTTGTATTGTGGAAGAGATTAGGTCGGACAATTCCTTATCTGCTTCTTGTTCACTGACTCCTTTATGTTCAGCAAATTTCTTCTTGAGCTTTGAGTAGGATACACTGCAAGCACTAACGAATACCTCCGATGGTAGCCCCGACTGAATCAAGGCTGCGGTGATATCCTTAATTTTTTTCTTGCCTCTCCTGCTCGACTTTATCCACCCATCTATCTCGTCGAACTCTTCGCCCTTCTCCTTCACCATATCAATGAAGGCCGAGCAGACTTGAGCAACGTCCTTGAACACGCCCATAGTCTTTGAGTCCTTGATGGCTGCGACTTCCTCCTTGAGAATTAGTTCCTGTTTCTCTGCGACAGTCATAACGGTTGTGTTAACCGCCTCGCAATACTCAAGGTGATGGCACCACTTGCAATAGTCACAAGGTTTAGCCATTCGGGTTGGGTTGTTAACAGAATCAATAACGCGGTACGTTATCGCCTCCGCTTCAGCCCTGCTTAATGTGAACAGGTCAACCTTACCCAGAGCAGAGTAGATTAGGTGTACGGTTATCTTGTCTATGTTATCTCTGGCGCATATAGCTGCTGCGTACACCGCCATCTGAGGCACATAGTTTCTCTCAATGCTTCCTGTCTTGAGGTCATAGAGGTTGCCCTTGGAGTACGCATCATACGTCCCAAACGTAACCTCCTTCCCATCTCGCATTAAGCTTATCTCTACCTCTGACTCAATCGGTTCTCCAGCGGCTACGCTTCTAATATATTTAGCGGCCTCGATTACTTCGTCCTCATACTTCTTTTTCATCTTGGAGTATCTCGCTTAATTGTTCATGTAGTTTGTTACCTCTCTCGGCTGCGTCACTACTGCCTCCCTCTTTTGATTTATAGCACGGACATTCATCCATTGCTGGGAATGAGGAAGGCGAGAACTTTTCGTGATGCCGCCTAGGAGCGGTTGCTTTTTCCGAACTTGCCGGAACCAGTGTCTTTGTACTTGTTATACCCATGAGACTTCTTTCCGAATCGCCGCTCATGCCACTTGTTAAAGGCACGATTGAACTCTTCGCACTCTCGTATGGTTGGGACGCGCCCCCCATGTTCCTTTTTGGAAGACGCGCCCTTCCCCATACTTAGTTTCCTCTCCCTTCGGAAGCCTCGGCGTCATCGTCCTTGAACGCTGGTATAACTAGCAGACCCAAGTAAGACCTGCGGCAAGCGTAGGTATGTTCACTCGCCATAGCCTGTTGCCCTTTACGTTCGGGGCTCATCGGCCAGAAGGATTTTCTCCATTCTCCGGACGTATGGGATAGCACGGTTTCTAGGAACATCCTGTCCCCCGCACTGGTCTGCTTAACCACGGTTGATTGGGTAACACACAGCCCGTTCTTGGCCAGAATGGGAGCCGCTACTTCGACACCATCCTTTAGCTCAACGAACTTGCTGTTGAAATGAGGGTTATCTCCACCAGCCAGAACACCCTTGGCCCACTCACCCTGCGACTTCGATAGTGCAGCGGCAAGCTTGCCAGTGGTTTGACTAGACGTAGACCAATCCTCTACTCCGTTGATTCTTGCTTCGAGAAGTGTGATCTCGTCGCTCAACTCTTCGTTCATTCTCTCCAGTTCAAGGCATTGCGCCTCTGCTGTAACTGGAATACTTTCTAGGTTTTCCTCGCTCATTGTTCTCTCTCTGTTTCTTGGTTAATGGGGATTTCGCCCCGTATTAGTTGGAAGAACAGGTCTGACTCCATTGTAACCAGCCAGTTCTCCCTAGATTTCTTGTGTGCAACTAACGGTGGCTTGCCATCACAATCATTCTTGGCCTGTGCCATTGCGTTAGACACGTTCAGTTTCTCTACGAACTTAACTTCAAAGTGAAAGGGCAGGTTGGTGATTACATCGGGAGCTTCCTGCCCTCCTGCGAATCGCCCAGCGTTCTGACACCCTCGGATTGCATCGAATCCATGAGAGCGTATAACATCACGCCAAAGCCTCTCGCCTCTAGCTCCCTTCTGTTTCGAGTTCATCGTCCACCTCGGCAATATGAATTAACTCTTCGACAACCTCGGTCTTGGTTTTCCCCGTACTCTTCGACAGGGATTCCAATCTCTCTACGGTGGAGTCCGACAGCCTGAACGATCTCATGCGCTTGCCGTCCTTATACTTATCTTTCTTGGTTATAGTCACGGGCCGCATGATATACAATCGTATTTACAGGTCAACCTCTAATTCCTCTCAGTGTCTTACCCTTGGATGGGTGGTTGAGAACCTTCTTGTATATGATAACGCGCAAGTCCTCCTCGACTTCATCAAGAAACTCCTTGGACACGATCGTAAACTTACCCATCTTGTATCGCTTGGAGTTCTCTATGGCTTCCTTCTTAACGTTTGTGATATTTATCAACGGCATGGCTATCCTCCTTATATTTTTTGACTAGGTTTTGTATGGCTACTGAGTTGACGAACGTTGACTTGTTGCACTTGGTTATGTCTGCCTTTCTGTCAACCACATAACCCTTGTGTCCTATATTCCACATGGCCCAAAGGTCAATGACGTCCGGTTCCCTTCTCTGACTGATAACGAATCTGGTTCTCAGGATTTGAAGGTAGTCGTGAGCATACACCCTAGACACCCTCTCGTTCCATGCAAACTGATAGGAATATGTTAACAGTTTTTGGCTGGCCCTGAGCTTGTTCACATCCTTCCATGCACCAGCCCACATCTGCCACTGTCCTCTGGCTAGTCCGTTGTCTCCAGCAACGTTTCTCCCTCCAGTTTCAACCTGCCTTATGGCCTCGACTAACTCCCAGCTTACATTGGATTTAGCCATCGCTGCCATAGACAACACTATAAACGACAATACTACTTTCTTCATTTTTAATCCTCTGTTTAGTTTAGTCCTGTTCCAGCATGAACGATTTCCCCGCTTCAGTTAATCCGTCCTCGTTCTTGAGGCACACGGGGTCTAGCACATTTGGTGCTTGGTATATGTCGTTCCACCTCTCATCCCTGAATGCAGCATATTGAGTCTTACCCTTGTTAGGGGTTCTCGCGTTGGTATAAGCCCAGACACTTGAGATGCCCGCGCTGTGAATTAAACTTACTGCTGCTTTCTTTGTTGTAACTGTCATTACCTTGTTCTCCTTCCCGTTCTCTTTCTTTTCTCGGACTTCTTGATGTATGCAGTGAGCAAGTCCCTCAACTCTTCTGCTTCCTCCCATGTTTGAAACGGCCCCCAGCTTTTAATGTAAGGCGACTGACTACCCTTGAGCAGCCTATCACCAACAGGATTACCAAGTGCTGTCACTACCCGATACTGGAAGAAGTCAGGGACATCATGATTCATGAACGTAACCTGAACTGGCTCCACCCTCATAGGGATAACGTGGGATATTTGACTATTAACTTTCATTTGCTTACACTCCATTCAGTCGCTAAAAGACTTACGACTCCTCGCTTAAAGGTCAAAGGAGGGGCGGAGAAATTAGGCATCAGCCCTCCGCCCCTCCATTTCTTTACCCAGCAGTGACGACAGGCGTGTGAGAACGCACTGAGAAACCAGTGATTCCCGTAGCATTGCCACGCTTCTTCGACTTACGCTTGTCTAACCGTTGTCCGACCAGCTTGTTGTCTTCCTCAACGCTTGAACGCTCGCAGTAATCAATCAGCTTGCTTAGTACTCGCTGCGTTTCCACTGAACGTTTAACAAGCGAACCGTCCTCGTGTGTCAGGTGTTGGGTAATGCAGTTGAACAGATCACCCACGCTCGCTAACGCCTCATCATCTGCACGGCGGGGCAGCTTCCACACTTCCTGCATATCAGTTCCCTCATCGAAGGTTACGATACGATTGTTTTCGTGGTAGGCATTGTGCCAGACCATATCAGAAGGCGGAGTGCGATTCAGTGAGATGTTACTCCAGCGGTGAGGTTGAGCCCAGATGCTTTGGATTGCTTCCCGTGTCTTCTTCTTACCATGCCCGAACAGATTCTCGATAATGTTGAGACCTTCCTGACAGGTAACATCGGAGCGAATATCCTCGAACATTCTGCCGTAGTCCTTAACCCCCTCTTGGAAATCCTCCAGAGAATTGTTAAGAGCCTTCACGACGGTTTCAATGTTGATGTTCTTGGTGTGCTTCAATGTGGTGCGCTTCACGACCCTTCGGGTAGTCCACCCATTCATACAGGCAACCCGTGTGATACCAGTTTCAGGTTCAACAGACCATGATCCATCGTGCGAGGTTCTCAGGTTAACATCCCATGTCAGAATGTCACCCGTCTTAACCTCCGCAGCCTGAAACATTGGCAGGTTCCATTGCATGATGCACTTACCTCCGTCCACGCCAGTACGCATGGAGTCCATTGTTTGTGATGTGAACTTTAATCCAACATCGTTCATGTTTTTATCAGCGAGGTAGAACTCAATCGCATTATCAACACACTCCTTGATATCGTTGTACTGTACGATACCGTACTGGTCGGAGTGCAATCCAAGGCACATTCCGTTGTCCTCTCTGAATATAGCTTGGTATCCCTCGATAGGATTCCCTTCGTTCGGGCCTGAAGGATACATTGCTTCTCCGCTCACAACATTGAAGTCATGAGCCATCTTGGTTTCTTCGTTATTTTCCATTGTTCTAGTTGAGCCGCCAGATACTATCCAGCAACTGCATACCGCTCACGGCCAACCCTGCAGAACAGTCAACCATGAACGGTGTTGCAGTAGCCAAACGGGGCTACAATTTACTCCTTGGGAGCAGCCTCCTTGATTAGCTTTGTTACATTCTCATCAATGAAAGCCATGCTCTCCACTTCAGCGGCGAACACTTTGGATGTTACTTCCTTCTTCATGTAGATGACTTCACCAGTTCGATAGGCATCACTAGGCTTCATCTTCTTATCGCCGCTATCATTTGATAACTTGCTATTGATGCAGACTAAGGCAACGTAACCAGCGTCCAGTTTCTCTTGAACTTCAGGGCTAAACCCAGTTCCGGTGACTGTATTATCGCGGTCAGGGTACATCCTACTAGGGTCGCCAAGCCTTTCGGTGTGCCAACTCTTCTTTCCATCTGGATACTCCACCTTAGTTTCAATGAACGGCTCACCATTTGAATCGAATGATGTGGCGAGCAGAAGCGATCCGGTTTCATATTCCCTGCCCGTTACTAGGCATATCTTCTTCTCCATTGCTACGAGTTCATGCTTACTTTTCATTTACCACCTCCGGTTGCCTTCTTACTGCTTCTAAGGATGACAGGGTTTCTATTTTGGTTTGCGTGTTAATACCTATCACACTCTCTTTAGGCATATAGCCATTCAGTATGTCGCTAATGCAAAAGGACAAAGAGAGTCCAACGTACTTCAGTTCCTTGTCGTACATTCCAAGCATCTCTTCGTGCCTTTTGGTTGCTATATCAATGAACCTCTGCTGTCGAGGCGCATAGTCCTGTGTTATTACTTTCATATGTTTCCTTTTGCTGTTGGTTTACTGTTGAAATTGTCTCCCGCCCTATTAGATACCTGCGATTTTTTATTTTGAAAGGAGTTGCAGGATGGGCGAGAGCGCGAGATTGAAAGTGCGTGGCGTTTGTTTCAAAGGGCGACAACATATATCGGCAACGAAAACCAAAAACCGATATCGGTACCCGTGTACGGCTCTCCCGCACCACCATACCGCCACGCACTAAAGCCTATTAACTATCTTAGTTAGCTAGGTTGCTCCACAGTATATAGATATATAATCTAATCTATTCTACTCTATTCTACTCTATTCTATTCTCTTGTGAGTATTGTGGAGATGTTGGGAGATAACTGGAGACTAATTATTGGTGAAACGACCAGCCTCCTTCTCTTCTTCAAGTTCTGTCAGCCTTTTAGTAGTGCTGTTCAGCTTGGCCTCGATTACAGCAGCGTGAGTCTTTAAGTCATTCGCCATCTTATCGAGTCGTTTGATTTCTGCTTGGACTGTCTCCAGCATGAGCATTGCTCCAGCATTTGTGTGTGCTAGGTCGCGCTCCAGTTTCTCCAGTTTATTTTCTATATCACTTCCCATTTAGAGCCTCCTCTTCTATGTCGGTGAACTCGTCGATTGCATCGGCTATCATCTCGAAGCTCCAAGGTTCTTCCACATCCATCGTACCGTCATTAGCTGCTGCTATGGTTTGCCGCATGGTGTGGAGCCGGACATTTCCAACGTCATTGTAGTCGTAGGTTCCTTCCAGCCCGAACCATTCCATTGCCTCGGCGGGGGGTAGCTGGCTGGAGTTCATGTATAGGTGTCCGCGCGTCTCGTTTAGAACCCATTCGCCACCTGTTTCGTCCGCATGAATATCACAGGCTACACCTAGGCAGCACCATTCTATGCACTCGTCCCCGTCTTGCTTCAGGTTATGCCTCCCTTGTACGTACTCACCAGAGCGTAGGGCTGCAGTCCATTTCCTCAGTCTTTCTATTTGTTCTTTAGTCATTGTGACTCTCCATCATATTGGTTATCCCGCATTCATCTAAGGGCAGCGGGTATTGGCCCATCAATTTATCTTGTTCGTCCTGTGAAATCTCAGGCTCTTGCTCGTATCTAATATGCAGATGGTCTTCAAGGGTCTTAATCCTCTTGGATAATTCATCTACCTGCTTAAACAGAGCGTCTTCACACTTTCGGTACATGAGTACGTTCGTGCGGTCTGAATCACTCTGCCTTTTGAGCATGGTTTCCAGTTTATTGTTAACGTATTGGATATTCATTTAGCTAGTTGGATTAAGATTAGAACTGTGAAGATTCCGAACATGATCACGAAGCAAACCCCAGCAATCATGCCTTGAGTTTCCTTTCTGATACGTGCGTCATTGCTCTCGATGATTTCCTTTTTGATTTTCTCTAACTTATTTATATCAACCATGATACTTTCCTCCTTAAAAAAGAGGGAGGCAGGGACATTTGTTGCGCCCCTGCCTCCCGTTTGGGTTTCTTATTTGTTTCCTGCTGCGTTCTTGATGTTCTCAGCCTCCGCTTGAAGCTTCTCGTTAGCCTCAATCATGGCCGCCACCTCATCAGCATCGTACTGCTTACCTTTCACGGTAACTTTAGGAACATTGACCTCTTTAATGGAGATCATTTCCTCAATGAAGCGACCTTTGTTCTTCTTCTGCCGGACGATGATGTAGTTCTCATCCTTCGCTTTCTGTCTGTTGGCGTCGAACTGCTTCTCAACACCTTTAGAGTTACGAACAGCGAATGCAGCGAAGTTATACAGATCACCGCGAGAACGCTTCCGATTACGGAACAGGCTTTCACCGTCTTTAGTCCACCGTTTCAGGGGAATGATGCCGTTCTTGTCGTAGCCTTTCGGGACAACATTTCCTTTCTCATCCTTAACGATTTCCTCAACGGCAACCTTTCCGTTCTCATCTTCAGTCACCTTGCGATGCTCTAGGTCGATTGCGTCGAATGCCTTCTTGAACTTGTTTCCATCCAGATAAGCTGGAGGTGTAACGATTGCCTCGATTTGGCTGGGTACAGTAGGATTTTTCATCCACTCAGGGACGATACTGGACTCACTCAACGGGGCATCTTTAACACTATGCCAGCTACGAATGATTTCAGCACACACAGGTTCAATGCTGTTGCTGTCAATAAGGTTGTCGACGTCTTCTCGTGTGAGCGAGGTGAGATCAACAGTCCATTCAGATGAACTCCAATCGCCAGCTTTGCTATTGTTCTGGGTGTGGTTAAGCTCAATGGCTTTCACTTCGGGTTTCTTTGTATTTTCCATTTTAGTTTGTTGTATTATGTTTATGACGGTCTTGTGACCATCCATCAGCCATCGGATAGGTTGATTTGGTTTAGGCTAACTCGTATTTCTTCAGGTAGAACTTGGTGACGTTTGCAGTGATGCTTTCCACATCCTTATCCGCACCTTTCCAATTATCTATCTGCCATTGCACCGCGAACCTGATGTCACGTTCACAGGCAGCTTGGCGTTCCTGCTTCTCTCTTTCCTCTTGGGCATCAGCCGCTTGAATCTTTTTCAATTGATCCTCAGCCTCCTGCTTTTTCTTGGTTTTCTTCTTCTCCATTCCTTTTGCTTGGAACTCAGTTTGTGTCTTTTGTTGTTTCTTCATCGTTTCGTTGTCTTTCTTTGTTGCTCCGATGACTGATGGATGGCCACGGCAGTATCTTACTCGCCTCTCGGCAGACGTTATGATTTTCGCCAGCAAACTGCCATGACAGCCGAGCCTTCCGCCCAGCTACTCCTGAGAGCCTTCCGTTTTAGTCAATACAACTTTATCACGGAAACCACGTGCCGCCTCGCTTCGGATGGTCTTCTGTGACCCGTTACGCGAGGAATGATCCCGCCAGACTGTTGATCCAGCTGTCATTCGGGCCTCTCACCCGCACGGAGGACTTGACATATCAGTCACTCCCTCTACAAATACATACAAATACCACGCTCATAAAAAACAGATGCCAAAGATTGCCCAACCGACCAAACTCCCACCCATTCCAGAGGAAACTGTTTCCGCCCTTTGCGATGTGATCCGAGAGGGGTTGAGTCTGCCATCCGCCTGCAAATTCGTGGAACTTTCGCTGCCTCAGGTGGAGAAATGGCTGCGTATTTATCCCGCGCTGAAAACCCGTGTGGACAAAGCCACGGCTGACCACGAGCATCACCTCGTCTCTCTCGCCACGCAACACTCCCAACGTGACGGGAAGCTTGCCATTGCCATTCTCGAACGCCGTCACTCCCAATGGAATAAAACGGACAGACAGGAGATTAAACAGGAGACGCAGGGGACAGTGTCGCCGGAGTTGTTGCGCGCGTTGGCAGGGGCACCGGAGAAGGTTGCACCACGGGGGGACACCACCCCCAGCGGGACGGTATAGTTACTATCTACCCACCTCAAATTATCGGAGTACCAAAAAAGTGCCCCTCAAGCTAAAGAAACCCCTGAGATCGGTTAAAATATCGAAGAAATCGGCTGAATCAATACAGCATAAGGTTGCTAAGAAGGGCGAAAAGAAGCTCACAAAGCGGTCTGTGGTGGAGAGAGCGGCCCATTTGGAGAACTTTCCTGAGTTATTTCTAGGTGTTAAGCCGTATGAGTGGCAGAAACGCGTTCTAAGCGATCTTAATTTCAAGGAGGCCCGTGTAGCCATGAAGGCCGCAAACGGCTCAGGAAAGACCTCTCTCGTCGCAGCAAGTGCGGTTCTGTGGCACATGATAAGATTCCCTCAGAGTTTGACTATTACGACTGCTGGGGTGTGGCGTCAGGTGGAGGATCAGCTATGGCCTAACCTGCGGAAGTATATTGCGAACCTTGGGGACGGTTGGCGTATTACCAGCAACGAGTTGGAGTTTGGGAATGGGAGTCGGGCGATTGGGTTTAGTACGAATGATGCGGGTAAGTTTGAGGGATGGCATAGGCAGGGGCCGAGTGACAACCTGTTAATGATTGTGGATGAGGCTAAGACTGTACCGGATGCTATTTACGAAGCTATTGCTCGGTGTCAGCCTAGTAGGTTGTTAATTATGAGTAGCCCCGGCGGCCCTAGCGGTGCGTTCTATAAAGCATTTACGAAGGAGGCTAGTTTCTGGAAGACTCATAGTGTGACTGCATTTGACTGTCCGCATATTCCTAAGGATTGGATTGATGAGCAGACGGAGAAGTGGGGTATTGAGCATCCTTTGGTGAGGTCGATGATTTACGGGGAGTTCATGGACTTGGGTGCGGAGAACTTGGTGATTCCGTATAACACCCTACAGTTCTGTTTCCAGAATCCTCCGGCCAAGAGGGGTGGGGCTAGGGTAGCCTTCTGTGACTTTGCGGCGGGTGGGGACGAGAATGTTCTGTGCATTCGGGAGGGTAATGAGATTCTTCCGTTGAAATGCTGGAAAGAGCGGAACACTATGGACTCAGTTGGGCGGTTCATTATGGAGTTCAAGAAAGCCAACCTAGACCCTAGCTGTATATACGCGGATGCGGGTGGTCTGGGTATTCCGATGTGTGATGCTTTGGCGGAAGCAGGGTGGGCTGTGAACAGGGTGAACAATGGGAGTAGAGCCTACGATGATCGTCATTACGGGAACCGTGGGGCGGAGATGTGGTATGAGTCGGCTAGGATCATTGAGAAGGGGGAGGCGATAATCCCTGAGGATGATATACTGATTGAGCAGCTAACGACTCGGCTTGGGAAGACTAACAGCAAGGGGAAGCTGATGCTGGAGAGTAAGGAGGATATGAGGTCTAGGGGGATAAGCTCTCCAGACAGAGCGGATGCAGTTGTAGGCGTGCTGGCCTGTGGGGGTCTGGCGAATGCGACTATGCAAGCGGGGAGGAAGAGTGTATTTAACCTTATCTGGCCCGACGAGGACGATGGATATGAGTCTCAGTACGGGGTGGGTGGAATGGATGCAGGTATGTAATGGCAATACGGAGTCACAAATTCAGCACGGGTAAGTTCGATATACGGATCGAGGATATTGATGGGATGTGTTGCGACACGGATAACCCTCCGGTAGAGAACGAGAAGTCCATCACTGTAAGCCCCAGACTGAAGGGGAGGTACAGGATGGAGGTCATTATCCACGAATGCCTACACGCCGAGTACCCCTCGATAAAGGAAGTAGATGAGGAAGAATGGGTGGATGAAGCTGCTGCCAATATCTCTAAGCTTCTCTGGCGAATGGGGTATAGGAAGTAATCTAATTTACTCTAATTTACTCTACTATATTCTAGTGTGAGTATTTTGGAGATGCTCGGAGAAACCGGAGAAAGTCGATTGGGGGTTTCGTGATATGGGTGGTTTTCTCCGGAATGAAATTCGCTCAGATAAGAAACTTGAATGTTTTGGGTAATGCCAATAGTAATTTCTACAGTGCGGTGTGTATGGTGTGCGGAGAGATTCCGTAACGACTCGTCCTCTCTCGGGAGTCCTTGAAACAAAGCACCGCACTCTTAAAATGGGATATGTGGAAGGAATACTAGGGGTGCTTGGAGCGGGGCTGTCGATTTGGCTGTGGTGGCTAAATAACAGGGCCGCAACAAAGAAAGAGATTAAGGAGCAGAATGCGGCTAAAACTCACAGGGATACTGCTGATTATATTGATGACCAGTTGCGTTAGCACCTCCCCGCTTCCCACCACTCGATTACCTGAGGGGAATGTTAAGCGGTTAACTGAGATGCCGGAGTTTGATAATGTAAGGGAGGGAAGCGAGGAAGTAAGAAGATGGGCGAGAGAGGCACTTCATTCAATCAACGATTTGGAATACCAATTAAGGAACAGAGATGACTAATAGAGAAGAACTCAGCGACCAGATTATCAAAGACATTAAGGATAGAAGCCGTTGGGAAACTCGGCAGAAGCTTTGGTATGAGATGCGACACAATGGGCTACGCCGTAAGAGCAAACCTTGGCGGAACGCAAGCGACCTTCACTTCCCCCTAGCCGATTCTGTGATCGAGCGGTTGAAGCCGTTCTACTATATGCAGGTTGTGGGTATGGACACCATTGCCTCGTTTGTTCCGATGCGGCAGCAGGACAACGGACTCACGGTTACTGCGGAGCGGTGGTTCGATTACCAGACCAAGGAGAAGACCAACTTCCTTACCGAGTGTCTTACTTGGATTGACCACGGGTTGATGAGCGGGCGTTCAGTGGTGAAGGTCTATTGGGACTCAGAGCGGAAGGAAGTCCGGTACGATGCCATTGACCCAATGATGCTCGTAGTTCCCGACAGAACCAAAAGCCTCCAAGAGTCAGACCGAGTTGTTCATATCATGCAGATGAGCGTGGAGGCGTTTAAGTCCGACCCGAAGTATAGCGGGGTGGATGTGGATGTTCTTCAGTCCGCAAGAAGCAAGGTGGGCAACAGTGACGAGAAGGAGAGCACCGCCTACAGACGGGAGGGAATCAATTACACATCTGACCGGAATAAGATTATCATCTGGGAGGTTTACGAGAAGAAGGACGGCAAGGTTATCGTTCAGTCCTTCTGCCCAGAGTATCCCTCGATGAGTCTTCGCCCGACTATGGAGCTTGATTACGCTCACGGGGAATATCCGTTCGTAGACTTCAGCTATGAGATTAAGGATAAGGGCTGGTACTCGCCTCGTGGAGTGTGTGAGATTGTGGCTCCATTTGAGTCCTCCCTGTGCAAGTTATGGAATGACAAGCATGACGCTATGACGCTGTACAACCGTCCGATGTTTAAGACGGACAGGGACATTCCGAACAGCAGCAACATCCGGCTATCCCCAGCGCAGATTCTTCCGGTTGGCCTAGCCCCTGTGCAGATGGCGCAACCCCCGATTAGCTGGGATCAAGAGATTGAGCTTACAAGATTCATTGCAGAGCAGAGAGTTGGTATGCCGGACTTCGGCGTTAACTCGATGCAGAACAAGGGGGATCGACGAACCGCCACGGAAATTAACGCTATCAGTGGGTTGATGGCGGAGTCCAACGATCTTCGGGCCAGAGTCTTCCGTATCTCACTTGGGGCACTATACCTTCAGTCTTGGTCGCTCTACCTGCAGTACAAGAAGGACGACTTAGAATTTCGCTACCGAGAGGACAACGGGCAACTTGAGCCTGACGCATTCTACGGAGAGTACGTCATCGAACCCAAGGGTGGGCCTGACAGTCAGAACCGAGCACTGAAACTCCAGCAAGCTATGGGACGGAAGCAGTTGTTTTCCGGATCGCCGTACATCAACCAAGCTGAACTGGATCGCTCTATTCTGGAACTTGATGACCCATCCTTGGTTCGGCGTATGTTCCTCGACCCGCAATTAAAGCAGCAGCATGAAGCATTGGAGGAGGCTAACAACATCGGAATCATGGAGGTTGGTATGCCAGTTCCGGTTCGGGGTGACGAAGACTTCGAGTCCAGAATCTCCGTGCTGGTAGGGTTCTTGGATAACCGCATGGCCGACAACAACCCGATATCTCCGACCACGCAGCAGCTTATCGTTACCAGAATTTCCCAACTACTCGACGCATACGAACAGGTTGACACTAACTCCGCACGACAACTCAGAAAGCAATTGGCTGAATCCGCAGAGTCCCTTGCCGCTGACAGGCAAATGATGGCTCCACAAGACCCGAATGCCGAGCAAGTCCCCCAGTGACGGCGATAAACATAGGGAAAAAGAGAGGAAAAGGTGTCGAGAGTACTATCGCGAAAACAGAGAAGAGTTGAACAGACTCTCAAGGGAGTACTATGCAGAAAACCGTGAGGCGATCAGACAGAGGCAGAGAGAGTACTACCAGAAGAACAAGGAGAAGATTAAGGCGAAACAGGCCGAGTACCGCAGCAGGTACGGGAAGATAATTCACAGAAGGCGGCATGAGAAGATAATGTCCGACCCCCACAAGAGAATCGTTAAGAACCTCAGGTCTAGAATATCGGTGATAATAAGGGGGGCTAAGAGGAAGCGGACAATGGAGTTAATCGGGTGTGACAGGGAGCATTTCCTTAGGCATTTAGAGGTTCAATTCAAGAAGGGCATGACTTGGGATAACTATGGGGAGACTTGGGTGGTTGATCATCATATACCAGTAGCGGCTCACGACCACAGTAAGCCAAAGGAAGTGGAAGCTTGTTGGCACTTCAGCAACCTGAAACCAATGTTCAAGAAAGATAATCTGAGAAAGGGAGAGAAGATATGCTTGGAAAGATAAAGGCGATGCTCATGTTCTCTAGGGAGGTGAGATGGGTGGACGAACCCACATGGAAAGAGGAGGACGCAAAGAAACTTGAGAATTTTCTGGCCTCAGATACAGGTAGGAAGTTCGGTAAAGTAATGCTGAACATGATTATAAAGACCCAATCAAGCTGCCTTGAGGATAAAAAAGACCTTGTGCATAGCGTAGGTTTTGCTAATGGTTTCAAAGGTGCGGTGAGTGCTATTGAGTCACTTGCCAACACCGAACTTTACGAGAACTCGGATGAGGGTGCGCCGAGTGACCTCGAAATGTAAAGACGCCCACATACACCGAAGCCTGCGTCGGGCCTAGGTGAAATACTAAGACGCGCCACAGTCCGGAATTGTGCGAACTGGGCTGACAAAATGCACAAAGAGAACATGAGTGAAGAAACAGAGGGTGTGACATTGGAGCAGCTACAGGAGATGGCTGCGGAACAGGACAGGTTGGCTGGGCACGGTGGAGACACCCATCCCGCTGAAGTACCCGCTGCTGAAATAGAGCAGAGGCGTAACGTTGGTGGAGAGCCAAAGCCAGAACCGCCCAAGGAGGAAGCGAAAGCTGAAGAACCTAAGGCGGAAGAAAAGCCTAAACCAGAACCGCAACCGGAAGCTGGGCCTCCAGAAGTACCTGAAAGTTCTTTGAAAGTTGAAGCTGACGATAAACTCGCCAAGTCAGAACGGCGGCTTAACGAATCATGGCGAAAGCTAAATGACCGTAAAGCTGAACTAGATGATCGCGAACGGGAACTGGAGGAAATCCGTGGCTCCCTTAACGAGCGGTCTAAGCCGGATCAGTATGTTGACTCGGACGGAAACTCGGCAGAAGATTATGAAGCGGCGGCTCGCAACTTTGAGTTGGAAGGCGAACACAGGCTGGCAGAGAAGGCCAGAGAGGAAGCTGAAAAACTGAAGTCGCAAGCAATGAGCGAGAAGCGGGAACAGAATGACGCCCAGTTCAAGAAGGAGTGGGCTGACCATTTTGATCGCGCAGCAGCCTCGTATCCGGAGCTAAAGGATAGTAACTCTAGCTTCCGCGCAGCCGTAAATCAAATGCTTGAGGAGCGTCCGGTTCTTGCAACCTATTCCGGTGGCATCATGGATGCAGCAGATATTGTCGCCAATATGATTAAGGCAGAGGAATCCGGTAAGCTTCAGGAACAGATCAATGCTCTCCAAGAGGAGAACAACGGTCTAAAATCTAAACTATCCATAGGAGGCTCTGACCCGTCAACGGCCCCTCTGGGAGATCGGTCATTTAAGGACTTATCGCCTGAGGAACAGTTTGCCGAACTACAACGGCGAGCGCACCAGCTTGACGCAGAAGGAGGCTAATATGGACTAACTCATTGCATTAACAATGGCTACTATTAGTACCACCAATCCTAATTCCATTGCTGATCAGTATCAAACGTACTTCAGCAAACAACTACTTGACTACGCGACCCAAGCCTTACGCAAGGCCGACTTCGCTCAAACACAAGCCCTGCCCAAAAACGCGGGGGCTCAGACTATTCGGTTCTTCCGTTTCAACGAGCCTTCTGCCGCTAGTGTGCAGGACTTGACTGAAGGCACGGCGATTGCGTCTGCCAACTATCGGGAACTCTCGCTTGAGTATGTCGAAGCTACACTGAACCAAATCGGTCAGGTGATTGCTGTAACGGACATCCTCAACAACACCTCCCTGCTCAACATCATGAGCCAAGCCATTAAGACTAATGGTGAGGACGCAGCCTTGTACATGGACAACCTTATCCGTGACGAGCTTGTGAACTCTGGTGACAGCGACGAGTCCGATAGCCGAACCAAACGCTACTCCGGTGGAGCAACCACGTTTGCCGAACTCGCTGCCCTTAGTGACAGCAACGGTAAGATGAGTGCTACCGACCTTCTGGACAGCGTGACTAACCTGAAGATCAATCGCGCCCCGCAAATCGGCGGCCAGTACGTCATGATCGCCGCACCGCAAGTGACCCGCGACTTGATGAACAACACCGATTGGTTGGAAGCCCACAAATACAGTGCCGTTCAAGGTCTGTTCAAGGGTGAGGTTGGCTCGTTCCACGGCGTTAAGGTGATCGAGGATACTAACCCGTTCGTCG